TCCTGAAGCTGCTGTGCGGCCTCTTTGGGAATCATCACGATATCCGCGTCCAGATTCGTCTGGTCAATGACCATCTTCGTCAGTTCGTACATACGGAAATACGGGGCGATGGCAGGGTTCTGCGCCATCTGCAATACCTGAATACCCTGTTGCGCGTTGATGTCCTTCGTAAGCAGGTGGCTAGACGCCTTGGGAATCACGTCGAACGCCCACTTGGCCTCTTTGTTCGTCCCATACGCCAGTTCGAAGTCGATGAAGGCTTGGAACAATGGCTTTGTAATGTTGTCATCCCAATGCTTCGCTGCATCGGACTGAATGATGTTGTCCTCAATCTTGAGCATGGCGAACATCGCAGCACCGATCTTGACATCGGTCCCTGCGGTCTGTTCCATCGACTGGACCATCGCGTGATTGTTCGCGTTGTCCCCAGCCTGATTGAATACCAGCATCGCATCGGCAATCGTCGATGGGACGGTCGTGATCTGCAAGACCTTGTTGATGTCATCAACGCCACTGTTCAAGATCAAAGGCTTTTTGAACGGGTAGGACAACACACCGTTTTCAGTCGAGAATGCGCCCTTCACGATTCCGACAACCGGGAACGCAGACGCCATGCTGTTCAACTTGACCGCCGACCATGCAAGGTTACGGTCGAACTGGTCGTTAGCGATATCGTGGGGAACGCCAAACCCGAAAATGGAATCCGGGTCTTTGCGGTAGTTGTAGACGTGGAACGGAAGCGCCTCGCCGTCAGTTGGAACGGCTTTGATCGTGATCCCTTGGCAGAACCACACTTCGCCGTCCACAGTGTCTTTATCGTGCGTCTGTTCGTTGTCCATATACGTCAGACACTTTGTTTCAATCGGGCCGATGTACTTCCATACGGGATACTTGCCTTTCAGGACGGCTTTCGTATCCCCAGACTCAGAGACGTTCGGCTGCTCATTGAGCATTCCGGGGTTTGGTGCAAGTTCAAGAACGCGGGCAATCTGCTCTGCATCAAAACCGGGTTCCTCAGCGAGCTTCTTGAGTCGCTTAGGCGTCATCAGATCGAGAAGGAACACGCCCTCACATTCTTTGATGTTCCGGCACGGCTTGGGATAGAACCGACGAAAGTCGAGGCGCTCGGTGGACGGGACAATCTCAGCCGAGTAGACGAATGTAGTGACCGGGTTTCCTGCCTCATCCTGCGTAGTCGAGGAAATCTTGCGGTTGACCAGCTTCGGGAAAGGCCCATGCAGAATGCCAGTCCCAACGTCATCACCGTCACTAATTACCCAACGGCCCTGCGTGGCGTAGTCCGCCTCCGCAAGATAGTCCTTGATCTGCTTCTCCATCGCAGCAGCGGCCCTATCAGCCTTCTGCGCTAGCTTGATCTGCAACTCAGGATCGTTAGGATCAAGCCCTTCCATCATCATCGGCGTGGGCTTGGTCATCGGAGATGCAACAATATCCGCCTGCTGTTCATCCGTGCCAAACAGCATGTTCACGATGCGGGCAGTGATCTTCCGGGTAATCGGCCGCGTGATGTTGTCGGACGCCCTTTGATGCATGGGCTTCTCAACAGCCGGGGACATGTAGCCGCCTGCGTCCTTTGTGCCTGAAAGCATCGTAGTCCCGTCACGAAGCTGCCGCTCCGCTTCGATCCAGCGTTGCTCATAGGGCTTGCGCCACTCAATAGCGGCGTCCTTTTCCTTTTCCAGCGCAGCGCCGTACTGGTCAAGGAAGTCCCTGCGTTCGGTGTCTTCGATGTTATCCAAACGAAAGCTCCTTGAAATACGATTCGCCACTCGGCTTTGACTCGGCAATCTTTCCGCCGCTCACAACCGCATACCTAAGTGCGTCTACACGATGGTCATTGACCTTGATCGGCTTGCCACTGTCCTGACTGTACTGGCGGATTTCGTTCAACAGGCCCGTGCAGGTTTTGAATATCTTCAGCGATCCGTTAGCCAGCTTGGTCTGTACCGCCTCAAGTCCTGCAAACACCGCTTTGTCAGGGATCTTGATAGGCAAATCCAGTTCAGCATAGAGCTTCTGATACGACTTACCGCTACTCTTTTCCAACTCCGCGCAGTCACCAACGAATGGAATCTGGAACCCTGCTAAAACCTTTGAGCGCATCTTGAGACGTGTCGCATGAATCGTGTGGTCTATCACTTCGCCAGACGTTTCATCCCTACCGCCATCGCAATACTCGGAAACCGCATACCAAGCGTCCCGATCAGGATCAATCGCGAAGAAAACCGCTGCCGTGTTGTAGAAACCCACGTCAAAACCCGCCACCCACTTCCAATGCTTCGGAATGGGGAACGTGTCGCAGACAATCCTTTCCTCTTCGATCTGGTAGATACGTCCTTCTCCTGCTACTGGAATACCCTTTGATCGGGCGTCCCTGAGATACTTCGGGGTACTGCTGAGAATAAGCGCTTTTGCAGCTTCACTCAGGTGCGGAACGTCGTCCCAAGTGATATTTGTTACATGCACGTTCGGATCGTTTGCAGCCTGCCTTGCGATCACGTCGATGGTGAGTTCCGTCATTCCTTTGAGCGGGGTGTACGTGTAGATCACTCTGGCGTCCGACTCGATAATGTCCAACTGTTCGGACTTCATCGTTCGGACCATGATTTCGTTGTGGATGTCGATGGGCGGTTCCTCATCCTCCCAAGCCCAATCAAGCTCAAAGGCTTCAAAGGCTTCGCGTCCTTGCTCATAGGTGCCAAACGAAAGCTCGGAATATCCTCCTGTCTTGTGCTTGATCTTCGCGAACAGAAACACACCCGCCGTACCACCCCACAACCTCGCCTCTTCCCTTGGCAGTAGATCGGCCCGGATCATCCCGGTGCCCCAATCCTTTCCGAACAGCTTCCTTTGTACCGACTTCCTCAACTGGTCCGTGTCAGACGCCACACACAGAGCACGGATGGGCCTATCGAACCTGTGCCCTATCCACCACTTCGGATAGTCGCCTGTCGCGTGCAATGCCGTCTCATACGCTCCAATGCCTTCTGATTTACCGCTTCGATTGCTGCCCATCACGCATCTGAACGCTGCCGTTCTCCCAGCAGCGAAACATTCCAGATGCTTGGAATAACGTTCCCGCCTAAGCGGTCCCTCATCCGGGTAATACTGGTCAATCTTGTTGTTGCGCTTCCTGCGCTCAATTTCCTTCCGAATCTCAATGAGCCGGTGTTGCTGTGCAGCCGTCAAGCTCATACCGAGAATTCAATGCCTGTAATGACCGGCGAATTGAGCGTGATCGTTACACCTGTGCCGGCTGTAGCAACCAATGCATTCGGCAACCCAGCGTCAAGAGCATGCGTAATAATCGGAGCCGCTTGGATCGCGTTAACCTCAGTCAACAGCAATCCAAGCGCCTGCTTCAATGCAGTCTTCGCGTTCACGTCGAGAAAGGTCTTCTCTACGATCAGGTCCAACTGGGGCTGGGTTACGGGCATGTCGTGTCCAAAGAAAGCGGCCTACCCGACCGCTGGGATTCGGTTACTGATCGGCCAAGTTCATCCACGTCAGGATGATGGTGCCGGTCCACGTCTGGGTGGCGTCGGCATCCACGTCACCAGTGGTTGCATAGGCTGAATTGAGGTACAGGTCAGCGGCAGTTCCGGTTCCGTTGATCAGGATCGGAGCCGCAAGGAACGGGGTCACCGCAGTGCCAGCAACGTTGATCACCGTGGAACTGGCGAACGCAGTAGACGGTGCGATATTCGCCATCGTTGAGGTAAGCGACACATTCGATGCAGCAGCAGTACCGAGCGCCAGAGCGCCGGTCGATCCGCCGTTAAGGGTGGAAAGAATCGTGCTCGTGGTGGTCTGAGCAAGGGAAGCAACGCAGCCCATGACCAGAATTTGGCCCTCGGGGAAATCGTAAATCTGCGTTGACTGGTACTCAGTGCCATTCACGACAGTCTGCGGGGTTGCGGCCAGAGTGAAGACGGTCTGCCGCATAGCGCCCTGCCGGGATTCGACGACGGACACAGTAGAGCCTACCTTTGCGCCAGCACCGATGTACGGCTCGCCGAATAGGTTGCTCAATGCCTGTCGCTGCACTGGCGGGAAACGGTTCAAGTTACGGTTGCGTTCTACATTGGTGAGAATTGCCATGGTTTATTCCTCTGTGTTGGGGTTACCAATCCGGCCTACGGATGTAGGTTGCGGACACATGCAGCCAGCCGGGCTGCGCGGTGAATCGTCTAGCTTTTTGATACTCGATCAGGTTGGTTGAAGTCTCAACCCGTGGATTCGCGAGACCGGGTAGCATTCTATTACTACTACTAACTTCGCACTACCCTTCCATTTGGAACCCCCCCCTTACCGCCGCTTGCTACCAAGCCGCGCAGTAAGGATCACAGTCCCGGCCGGATCGCCAGACGCCACAAACTGGTAGTGGTCGCCCTCAAGCACGGCCTGTCGCACGCTTGCAGGGGTTCCGCCGCTACCAGTGAACAAAACGATGTTGTTCGTAGCGCCCGAGGGATCGAAAGACCCCACAGGCACCCACGAGCCGCCAGTCTGTACGTTCACAGCCACGGACTCGGCAGCGCCAAGACCCGTACACTTGACCGTTACCGACTCGTATGCGGAAGCGTCCAGATACCGTGTAAACGCTGTCGAATCGTTGTTGATGGTGATTTCGCCGCTCATGCTTTGGGGTCTCCGGGGATTAGTGCCAGCAATGCACGCGCCTCGGCATGCAACTGTTCGGTGGTTAGGGTTGCGTACTGGACAGGGCCGCCGTCTTTACCGGTGACTTCCTGCTGCACCTTCTCGCCATAGTCTGCGGGGGCAATCTTGGTAGCCCGCCAGCGCAGATGATGGGCGGCCTCTTTGGCCTTCGCTAGTTCGAAGGGATCGGAAGCGTTTTCAATGCCTTGCAGCGCCTTCTCATCCCACATGCGGGACGTGCGGCTTCGGGCTTCACGTGAGCGCGCGAGACGTTCAGGGACCGATTCAAGCCAAGTCTGCAACGTTCCAAACGAAACATTCAGCGATGCGCAGATATGGGTCATCGGCTCACCGTCACAGATGCGTGCGCAAATACTGTCGATGCCCTCAGCGTCAAGGATGGCTTGAGCTGGGGCGACGCCATTGCCGCCTGCGTTGTCCTGTCGCTTATTAGCCACGGATACCCCAGTCAACGGCATTGATTGCCCCGTTGCGGGCTTGCTTCTGCATATAGGCGGGGGAAACGTATACGGGCACGCCAAGTGCCTTAGCTACTCTCAGGACGATATCCCTACGCAGCCTGCCAAACCGCTTGTACAGTCCGCCCCATTCGCGTTCTGCCCGAGCCTCTTCCATAGCCTTGATGGAGCGCAACTTCTTCATGCGGGCATCGAATCGTGCAGCGAGCCAGATATCCAAGATCATTGCACCCTCCGAAGCTCAGCCCCAATCTCATCCTCTACCGTGGACGTAGCGCCATTCACGCATAGGTGAATGATGCCGTTCAGGGGATACCGGGCCATGATCGCCATCTTTAACCAGCCGTCATGGAACATCCGCTCAACCCGAGTGGATTCGTCCTTTACCTGCGGAATAAAGCTCGTGGCAGTGCTCATAGGTCGCTGATGGCATGATTCATGCGTTGATTATAGCCCATGAACGTCAGAAAGTGTGCAAGTGTGGGCTACATGTGACGTTGCGTGTCGTTTCTGCAACCCGGCCGCAGAATTACCTTTCGTCGGGAAGTGATGTCATGTTGTTGACACCGGCACAATCCCCATGGTCTACTACACACATCGGGACTGGCCCGGTAGGGAGAACGAAATGAACAACCCAAGCAAAGAAGAGTTTGAGGAATCTGGCTTCTACAAGCGCGGCGTCGAAATTCGTGCGAACAGGGAAGGCCGGAAAGCTCTGCATCACCTGTTGCAGGCTATGTCTCCGTGGTCATGGCAATACGACGCGGTCATCGCCGGCTACAACACTGAAGATGCGCGCCGCAAGCGCAAACCGAAGGCCGCCTAACACCCCACCAGCCCGAAGGAGAGAGAAATGACAAACCATGCCGAAATGCGCGCCCGCTGGGAGGCTGCCCGCGAGAAGTTGCTCGCCGAAATCGCATCCATCGACAAGGACACCGACTGGAGCGAGGTTGAGCCGGGCTGGTGGCTCCAAATGATGGAAGTCCAGCGCGCCGCACGCAGCACCCGACCGACCTAACCACCCGCGCCCTTCGGGGCTTTGGAGATACCGATGAATTCACACTCTAAAGCCGTCGCCAAGTCCCGAGCGGGCGTTATTGCATCAGGTGGGAAGACTCTGCATTGCCTGTTGAACCCAGAGGCAGCTAGGGCGCTTGCGGAACTGAAGGCTAGGGGTATGGAACCGTCAGAGACTGCGATCATCGTACGGCTTCTGTTGGATGCTAGGGACTCACGCGGGCGGAATGAACCTGTGGACCTTTAGGTAGAGTCTCACTGCACCACCAGAGGGATTGGTATCGAACGTCATAGTCACCGGCTGTGGCGTTTCGCCGTTCTGGGCGGATGAGAAGCTTCCGGGAACGAAGGTGGTGCATTGCCCCGCAGTGAGCCTAGTGGCATCGATTTCCTCGGTCCCGATCAGTTTCCACGCATCACTGCCACTTGAGGCTTGAAAGCTAGAAGCTGTCGTGATCGTGGAGGTAATCAAGATCGCAGCCCATTCCGTGATGGAGTTGGCGGGAACTATCGCACTGGTCGTTGTGGTCTTTGAACCAGTGTTCACCGTCACGGCGAGTTCGATAATCTCGGATATGTCCTGAGTGCCATTCGATCCCAATAGGACTTGAGGTTCACTCGCCAATGTCGCCTTGAACGTCTGTTCTGGGTTGTCCGGATCGTAGACAGGAATGCTCGCCTTACCGATATCCCCGACAAAGGGCGGCATCTGTGAGATTTTCAGGTCAGCCATCCGCATTCTCCAGCAGGGTTTTATCCCCGGTCTCGTTGAGCATATTGCTGCCGTCTTCGTTGAGGATGCGGAAGGTTTCAGGCGGCACCGGATCGCCATCCGAAGTAAGACTCCGGACGATAGAGCGCGCAATGGACGCCACGACTGACTTTGGCATCCTTAGCTCCGCTGCCAGTTTGGATTATATACCAGAGCGGAGTATGCCGTATTATGTTCCGACAATCTGCTCGAACGCGGAAACCACCGTCATTCCTGAGCCTGTGGTCTGCCGAATAGCGAAGTAGTATCCCACCGGAACGAATACGGTAATTGCGTTGTAGCTATCCGTCTGGATATTCAATCCAATGGTAAGCGTTCCGGTTAGGCTGTTCTTGTATGCCCCTACGGCCGTTCCAGACGCCCCAGATGCTACGGTGTTCGCGCTGCCTAGCCGAACCTCGCCAACTACCGTAGTCCCGCCCGCCAGACTCAGGCTTGCGGTAGACGTTAGGTTGACGGAGATAACGCAGGGCTTTGTGTTGTCCGTACACTGATAGGCGGTCGCTAGGCTCAGGGATCGCGAGGACGGGGCGCCAAAGGCTGAGGGGCCAGCGGGTCCAGTGGCTCCCGTGCTTCCTGTAGCGCCTGTGCTGCCGGTCGCCCCCGTTGCGCCAGTATCGCCGCGAGGGATGGTGAAATTGAACGTGGCTGCACTAGAGCTACCTGCATTGGTGACGCTCGCCGAACTCCCAGCCGCTCCTGTAGTCACCGCGCCAACTGCAATCGTGGCCGCAGAGCCGTTCGTACCATTGGTGCCGTTACTTCCTGCTGGGCCGGTCGCTCCGGTAGCGCCTTGTATGCCCTGAATCCCTTGGATTCCCTGAGCCCCAGTAGCGCCCGTTGCTCCGGTAGGCCCGGCGACTCCCTGCGGCCCCTGCTCGCCTTGTGGACCGGGTTCTCCCTGCTCCCCAACTACCCCAACGAAAATAATCGCACCACCTGAGACAGCCAGGTAA